GGTCAAGACCAAGACTGGCCACGAAGTCTCGGTACCGGCCAGCCAAGCGCAACCGGAAACGACGCCAGCGACGCTGATGCGAGCGGCACAGCTCAAGCGCGAGTGGTGGGGTGTGCCCAACTAGTGGATATACGGAACGTGGGTGTATAGCAAAAGGGAAGGTTTCAACGTTGGCAAGCCAGCGTTGGCATTGCTTGAAAAGGATGGTGTTGAATGAATGTGTTGCCGCTGACAATCGTGTTGCTGTATGCGGATCCGTTCTGCGGTAGGCAGCCGCAAGCCCGGGTGGCTATTCCGCTGTTGAATGCTGCCATACGCTTGGCGGCTTGTCGTATACCGGTAGTCTTTGCTGACACCGGTGCATGGTTGGGGGATGATCATTTTGACGGGCGTGACATTCACCCCACGCGTGCGGGGCATGCGGTGATTGCTGATAGAATGCGGGAGCTGATAGAAAGGGGTGGGTGGTGAAGGTTGTGAATGTGTTGAAGTTGAAGGTTGGGAAGCGTTACCAGGTGGAGAAGCGCACGCCGACTATGCCGGCGTTTGACCTGATGGAATTGCGGTGGTGGCAGCGGTGCCGTATTGTGGACTTGCAGCCGGGGCAGCGGTTCACGGTGGTGCAGGTGCGGAAAAAGGGCAATGTGGTTTGGTACCAGGTGAATCTGCATTGGTGGCATTTGCGGCACCGGTGGATCAACAGCCGGGCGCTGATTGGTCAGGCTGTGCGGTTGGTGGGGCCGGTGCCCACGGGGCGGCCGGCTGGGGTGGTGTAGGGAATTGACCACAGAGAATACAAAGAAGGGTGGGGGTGTTGGTATGACAAGAGAAGAAGCAGAAGAGTACGGCTACAACGTCCAGCCATATGGTGGCGGTTTCATTCTGGTGGATTCCAGCGGCAACCGGGGCACTTTTGGTGAAGCGTATCTTGGCAGTGATGGGGCTTGGCGTAGCCAGCCCGTTGGAATGACCCCGTTTGAATCTGTGCCGAATGCCTGGAATGCGTTGCCGTAGGTGTGACCTTGGCACCACCGGGGCAATCCCGGTGGGGGCTGGGGCGGGAAGTGAGATAATTCCACAGAATAGAAACAATGCGTTTCGTGGGGTTGACAGGGTTGCGGGGGTGTGTTGCGCTATTACTGTGATGAAGGCGTAAGCATCAGAAATTCACCGTCTGAGTATAGAACGTGAGGTTGCAGCAATGGATACCGGGCGATTTCGATAACGACATTTTGACAATGACACCCGGGCACTTGGCGTCTTGATCAGCGCCGATTGAGTCCGAGAGACTTTGAAGGCAGGCCGTGTGGGGCCACACCCCCACCGTCTGCTTTTTTTTGTGCCCGGTTGTCATTGCCAAACGAAGGAACGTCATGACCGAAAACGCGGGGTTTCTGCCTTCCCGAATCGTCAGCGGTGAAACCATTTGGATTGCCGCGGCCAACAGTGCCCAGGACGCACAGGACATCACGTTTGACGATTACAGCCCGGCAGATGGTCACACTCTCAAGTACCAGTTTGCTGCCAGCACGGCCATTGAAGTTACCGCCGTTGCGAATGATGCCAATGACGGTTGGACGCTGACTGTCACGGCTGCGCAGACGCTGACCTTCAAGGCGGGCAATGTCAACTTTGTGGCGTTGGTCACTACCACTGACGGCACGTTTGCGGTTGATCAGGGTACGATATACGTCAGCGCTAACCCCACGCAAACCAGTGACTATGCCGCAGCACTGACAGCGGTTGACGCGGCAATTGCTGATTATGGCAGCAACCCGCACAGCAGCTTTATGCTTGATGGCATGCAGGTGACCTACCGCAGTTTGAAAGACCTGCTGAACCTACGCAGCCATTACAAGAGCTTGATTGCTGAAGAAACAGGCAAAAGACAGAAACGCATCATACGAACAAGGTTCACATGAGCATTTTCAGCCGTAAGGGTAAACGGACCACACCAGCCCGCAGCATTGCTGTGCGCGGCTTTGCCGCTGCGGAAACTGACCGCATGTTGGCCAACTGGCGGTATGATGGTGGTTTTACTTCCCAGGAAATCAGCGCCCACCTTGGCACGATTCGGGCACGCTCCCGGCAGATGTTCAAGGACAGCCCGCATTACCGAAAGTTCATCAACTCTTGCGCAGTCAACATTGTGGGCACGGGCTTCTCGCTGAAGTCGAAACCCTTTGACGGTGAGATATGGGAACAACGGTTGGATGAACGCGCGGCGCGAATCATTGAATATCATTGGCGCCGTTTCTGCACACAGCGTGACCCGGAAACCAAGTTGACTTTCTGTGATGCTGCGGGCCGCATGACCATGCCGCAGATGGACCGGCACAACGCCAAGAAATGGGCGCGTGATGGTGAGTATTTCATGCTGCCCCAAGTGGCTGACAACGAATATGGCATTACGTTCAAGCGGGTATCAGCCGATGCGTGTAACCATCTTTACAACGTTGCCCGGCTGCAAAATGGCAACGTGGTGCATTGCGGGGTTGAACGTGACCCCGGCACGCTGCGGGCCGTGGCGTATTACTTCAGCACCACGCCCCGCTTTGCAACCATCAGCGTTATGGGGCGCCCGTTGCTGCGCATTCCGGCAAGCCGGGTGATTCATGGTTTCACGGAGGAAGACAGCGAGCAGCCGCGCGGTGTGCCGTGGGCACATGCCACCCTGGTCAAACTGAAGATGCTGGACGAATACGACAAGGCCGAATTGACCGCGGCCCGGGATGAAGCATGCAGCGTGCGGACCTACTTTGCTCCCAAGGGTGAAGAGGACCAGATTGCCGACTTGACCACAGATGAGAACAAGGAAGCAGCCAACGCGTTGATCATGGAGAAGGAACCCGGGCAAGCGGAAATCCTGCCAATGGGATGGAAACAGGAGATTCACACTCCACAGCATCCCAACCGGGAATTGACGAATTTCAAATCATCCATGCAGCGGGATGTTGCGAGCGGCTTTGAGGTTGAGTATGCGGGCGCGTTCAATGATTGGGCGCGGGTCAGCTTTTCGTCAGTGCGGCAAGGCGTCATGTCAGAACGTGACGTGTGGATGATCAAGCAAGACGACATGATTGCGCAAAACAAGTCATTAGCTTTCCTGATGTGGCTTGAATCGTTCCTGGCGCTGCGCGTTTCCGGTGACCTGCCCCAAGCCAAGTTTACCAAGTTTGCTGAACACCTTTTCCGTGGCCGGCGTTGGGGTTGGATTGATCCGCTGAAGGATATGACAGCAGCCGTGATTGCAACAGAAAAGGGATGGAAAACAGACACGCAAGTTACTGAGGATCTTGGCGGTGACTTTGACGACAACATTGCCGGGATTAAGCGGGAAGACAAAGCCAAGGAAGGCACACGGTTGGAGAAGTCAGAGGAAGCCAACAGCGGTGAACGGCACTTGGCTATACTCGGGAAAGTAGCGGAAGTTGAAAGGATCAGCCATGAACAAGAGCAAGCGCAACTCACAGCGTAAGCGTTCTGTTAGTCGGAAGAATCACGCAGGACGCCCGGAAGGTTTCAAAGCCCCTTGGCCCAATCTGAAGCTGCGTGCCGGCGAACCGCAGCCCCAGCCCGGTAGCCCGAATTCAGAGGGCAAAGAGCGTGGCAATCCTGACCTGATGTTCAGGGAATGCAGCGTTGAGTTGATTGCGCGTGCTGATGGAGAAGACGGCCCGGCCAGTGTGATCATGAGCGTTTCCAGTGAAACGCCGGTGCTGACCTACTCCCGCTGGAATGACTCATATCAGCGCGTATATGAAATCCTGGACCACAACCCGAAGAGCGTCAACATGTCCCGCTGCAAAGGCGGCTTGGTGATTCTTGACCGGCATTGGGGTGACCAGGTTGGTTTGATTCCTACTCCCGCAATCAAAGACAAGAAGTTTGGCGGGGCGGTTGAATTTTGCACGGGTGCCCGTGCGCAGGAGATTGCTGCGGACGCAGCCAAGGGGCTAAGACGCAACGTCAGTGTTGGCTACACTGTTGATGTGTCCAGCTATGTTTCAGAAGGCGACAAAGACGGTATCCCGGTGGTACGGGCTACCAACTGGATGCCGTATGAAGCTTCCTTTGAGCCGGTACCCGCAGACACCAGTGTTGGCGTCAATCGTGGCGCTGCAAATGTGAAGACGGAAAAAAAAGGAAGGTCTGTCATGGCTGACGAAAAAACACGTATTCTGAGTCCCGATGATGTTGTTGAAGTGTACCGCCTTGCGCGTGCGCACAACATGGAACCGGGCGCCGCTGATGAGCATATCCGGTCGGATAAGCCCATGGATGAATGGCGCAGCGCATGCCTGAAGAAGGCGGAAGCTGACCGCGTGGAGTCCGAGCGCAAGTTGAAGGAAGCCCAGGAGCGCGGCGAGAAGCCCGAGAAGCCCGGGCGTCACGAGCGCAAAGAGGATGCCCCTGAGATATTCAGCGAGCGTGAGCAGCGCGAGATTGACAAGCGGTTCAGCATTTCCAACGTGCTGCGGACCCTGGCGGGGATTCGCTCAATTGCCGGTGAGAAGATTGACATTGGCTTTGAGCGTGAGCTCTCCGACGAAATCGCCAAGCGTAGCGGCAAGTCTGCACAAGGCTTGATGATTCCGCACACGGCCCCGGTTGAAATGCCTGGCCGGCGTGACTTCACCAAACTGACGACCGGCGCGGGAAGCAACATGGTGTCCACTCAGCTTCTGGTTGGGCAATTCATTGACATGCTGCGTTCCAAAATGACGCTTGCCAATGCCGGGGCCACGGTGCTTTCCGGTCTGGTGGGTGACATTGCCATTCCGAAGCAGTCCGGGACCACAACGGGCTATTGGGTGAATGGTGAAGGGCAGGCGCCAACCGCGGAAAGCAATCCCACGATTGCGCAGGTTACAGGCACCCCGCACACGGCTGGTGGCTATACCGACATTACGCGGCGTCTGCTGCTTCAGTCCAGCATTGACGCACAGATGCTGGTACAGAATGACCTGGTGCAGGTCCTGGCGCGTCTGATTGAAGTGGCGGCGTTTGCCGGCACCGGTGCTGATGGAGAGCCCACGGGTCTGAGCGGTATTTCCGGGATCAACAACCCCAGCGTCACGGAGGACGGTGCGTTGTATTCCGAAATCGTAACATTCCTGACGGATATCATGACCGACAACGCCGAGTTTGACGGCCAAAGCTGGATCATGCATCCGGCGGTCATGGGGCATCTTGCCACGCGTCCGATGTACGAAAGCGCAAGCAGCCCGGCCGCTGCGTTTGGTCCGATGATTGCGGACCTGGTCAGCAAGACCATGCTTGGCTACGACTTGCAGGCCACCACGAATGTGTCAGCCGGTAACCTGTGGTTTGGTGCATGGGCGCAGCTTATCATTGCCCTGTGGAGCGGCGTTGACCTGACCGTTGACCCGTACACTAACAGCACCACCGGCACGCTGCGGATTGTGGCGTTGCAGGACGCTGACATCATGTGCCGTAACGCGGAAGCCTTCGCGTATGACGATGATGTTCTGTCATAGGCCGTTGTAATCACTACACCCACAGGGGGGTTGGCTGGTTGGCAACGGCCGGCCAGCCCCCCACCACTGCGGAAAAGCTGAAACTCTGAAAGGCCGAAAGGCCGAAAGGCTGAAAATGAAAGGTGATGCTATGAAACGCACACTGACAAGCTTCCTTGCACTTCTGGTGCTGTTCATGCTGGTTGGACTCACGGCATACGCTGCGCTTGATGCTGCGCGGAACACGTATACCACGCTGGCCGCTTCCACGTCTGCGACCAACGGCACAACGGAAACGGCCGCGGTAGACGTGTCCGGCTTCAAAGGTGGTGCCAAGATCGTTGTGTTTGACTCCGGTGACATTGGCAATGTTTCCACGCAACAGTTGATTCAGGTGCAGACCAGCAGTACCGGAACAAGTGGTTGGAGCAATGTCACGGCGCCCACGTTTGGGGATACGTCCACCAATGCCACGATTGAAAGCGAAACGTTGGACCTGCAAAGCGTCAGCAAGTATCTGCGTCTGAAAATGACGCTGAACAGTTCAACCAACGTACAGCATTACTTTGGCGGCGTCCTGGTAACGCCTTGACGCTGTAAACGGCGCCGGGTGGTGACCGGATATGCCGCACCACCCATGCCCTTGGGGATTGTATGGCACTGACACGCACGCTTGTTGAAACGAGTTTCAAGGCCATGCGCACGGCGATGCCGGGCGCGGTGGTCAATGCGCGTTTTAGGCGCAAGGTGGTGCAGGGGTTGCAGGGCTCTTTGGATCAAACGGAGGAAGTCAGCAACCTTGGCCCGATTCCCGGGGCCATTGGCGCGGCGCGATTCCTGGTGTCGGAACTGACCAAGCCATATCCCAAGGCCAATGACATGGTTCAGTTCCAAGAGAGTGCCGGCCGGTGGGACAAGCGGTTGATATTGGCGGCGCGGATTGATCCGCTGAAGGCCACCGTGCGGCTGGATTATGGAAACGAGTTTGCATAATGGCAAGTGATGCACCATTTGCGGTGGAGATTGAACGGGAAAGCGTAGAAGGGTTGTCCCGGGCAATGGGCCGTTTCCGCACTGAGCTTGGCAAGACGCAGCGGGCAGCGTTGCACATGGGCAAGCGTATGGTGTTGCGTAGCCTGGCCGCTGACACACGGGTTGCCAAGAAGTACCGGGACTATAGGGACACCGGGGAAGTCTCACGCAGTGGCTTGAACCGCAAGTTCATTGTGCGCACGAAGTACCAGCGGCCAAAGCGCAAGGGTAAAGACTTGCGGCGTTCCTGGCAGGGTCCGTGGCGTGATCAGGCAATCTGGGCAAAGAATGTCCGGGAGTTGAAGCAGCGGCGGGCGGTAATCATTGCCATGCGTGGACTGGCAAAGGAGTCTTGGAAAGCGCTAGGCGCCCGGGGCCGCGTGCGCGTCAAGGGATTTGACCAGCCTTCCCGCAACAAGCGAATCATGAAGAAGGCGGCGCGGCGTTGGGTTGTGTATCGTCAGAACATGGCCGGCAACAAGCCTTATGTGATGCTGTCCAACCATTTGCGCTACATCACACAGGCGCTGAAAAGTGGCAGCTATTCCGTCAATAACGCTATCCGTAACGCGGGCCGGGCTATGGAAGGCATGACAGACAGAATGTTGGCACAGGCGGCTGCACAGAATGGTTTTGCATGAGCACTAAAAAGACATACACCCTAGCAGAAGCCAAAGTGTCTGGTATTCATACGCTCGAGATTGCCGCGGCAATCCTTGAAAGCCTGACCAGTGAACTGGCTGACAAGTCCATTGCGGTGGTGGCGGATGGTATCGCCACGAAGGCCACCCCGGGCGGGGATGATGTTCAATTCCCGGCCATCCCGGTTGCCGTCAGCGAAGGTATGCCGATGCAGCAAGCCAGCCGCATGCACCGTTTTGGCGTCCGGCTTGAGCCAACCACTATGTTTCAGGCGGACCAAACGCAGGGCATTCTTTATGCCATCAGCCAGAAGGTGCGCAAGTGGGTTGCCAAGTCCACGCTGACGGTGACTACCGGTGAATTCAAATCAATGATTTTCCTGTCACCCCCACGCCGTGACGATCTTGACCACTTCCAAGTTATGGAGTTTGACCTGGCCGTTGACTTGTTGTTGCCGGCTGAAGACTAGGAGAAAAGCAAGCATGAAGAAACTGACCTGGCTGAAGTATGGCGAAACCGTCACGGAAACACGCATGAAGGAAGCCAAGGCCGCAGGGCTGCCGGCCGGCGTCATGGTGCTGCTATGGGTGAATCACACAATCAATGCTGAAGACATGGCTGTGATCAATGAAGCCATGAAACCGGCAACACGAACGAAAAAGAAACCTTAACGGGAGGCTGAGAAAATGGGCGCAGGATCATTGGCGGCAACAGATTACTTTTCGATGGGTAGTGATTGGGAAGTTCAGGAGTCTGGACTTAACACGCTGAATCAGCGCGTTACGGCCCCCAAGGCTAATGGTGACCTCAGAGCTTCAAGCGTCTTTGGTCAGGAAGTGGTGGTGTTCAGTAAGTTCATTTACCACGGATCAGAAACCACGTTGGCCGCTGCGTTGTCCGCGGCAAACAGTGCGTCTGGTTGCCACGTAGGGCAGAAGCCCGGCACCTACCTCATTAACCAGGTAGAGGTTGACCTTGATCCGTTGGGCCGTGGTGAAGCGGCGTTGATTACCCTAATGGGTATCAACGGATTCAGCGCTGACAGCAACATTTACCACCCCTCAATTGACGTGACGTTGACGCTGGGGGAAATCCCGGACCTGCTGGCCAACAGCGATGGCGATAGCGAATGCACTAGCGCCAAATTCACGCTGCAAGCCTTCTTTGGCACCAACCTGAATGCTGATGCCACCATACGCCGGGGCAAGACGTTTGGCGGTGCCGAGTCCATCGGCATGAACTTCTTTGGCACGCCTACGCTGACAACCACGGGGTGGGACCAAATGAGCGCCAACGCGCTGGGGTTTGTGTCGGACTACAGCAAGATGGACTATTCGTTTGTCAAGGGCATTGCCCGGCAGTAACCGGCAGCGGGGTATGCATGTCACACGAGTCAAAGCCGCTGAAGCTGGAAAAGGCACCGGAACCATCGTTGCGGCTGCGCAAGCTCTTTGCTGAGTTTGAAGCGGCTGGCGTTGCCCTGACTCGTGATGAAGTGGTTTGGCTGACGCTACTGTGTCGTGATGTGGAGCAGCCCCTGGAATGTGGCGTGCCATGGTTGGCCGGAAGCCCGGTTGTTTATGGTGCGTCAATCTTCTGGCCGCTGACCAGGCTTGCGCGGGGTTGGTTTCAATGCTGGTATCCGAAGTTCAAAACGGTGCCGGAAGTGTCCGGGTGGATGTATCTCTATGCGTCCGCATGCAGTGACCCGGGCAATGTTTTGTTGCGTGAGCTTTCCGACTGGCACCAGATTCACAAGGCGGTTGTGTTGTGGTCAGAGTCAGTGGCTTGGCCGGTTGAGCAGTTGCTGGCTGTGCTTGACAAGGTGTTGACTCTGAATGGTCAGGGCAACCATGTACCGGACCCCATGCCAAAAAAGGCCGCCGAAGCTGTCAACCTGGACACGTTCAACACGGTATTGACCAAGGCATATCCCGGCACCACGCCGGACTATTGGGAAACGTGTGTGTCTATCGTGAAACAAGACCAGCTTGTGCGCTCTCTGCGTAGTTTGCACCACGAGAACGGCAGCAACCCGGACAGCCCTATGGATCAGGCGTTGGAAAAGCTATATGCGGCCAAGAAGTGGCTACGCAAATGGCACACGGGAAGCTTTGAGGCACCGAAAAACGATGTTGAACAGAAGCAAGCCAAGGGCGCAAAGGGAGAAGCAAGCTAATGGCTAGGATTCTCGACATTATCTTGCGCGGGTCTGACAAAACGGCCGGCGCCTTTGATTCTGTGGAAGCCCGGACGCGCAAAGCTGAAGGGCGTTTCAGTCGTTTTGGTGCGCAGTCTTCTGCGTCATTCAACACGGTGCGTCGGGCAGCCCTGGCAACCGTGGCCGGCATCACTGCTATTGGCGGCGCCATGTTTGCCGCGGCCAAGCGTACTGAAGTGTTCAACAAGCAGATTGGGCAGGTTGCCACGCTGGCTGATATCAGCATTCCAAAGGTGAAATCACAGGTCAAAGACTTGTCTGCTGAATTCGGGTTGGCCAAAGATGAACTGACCAAAGGGCTGTATGATGCACTGTCAGCCGGCGTACCCAAAGACAATGCGTTGGAATTTCTCCGAACAGCGGCCCAAGGCGCAGTTGCCGGCGCCGCTTCTACGGCGGAAAGCGTTGACATCCTGACCACGGCGTTAAACGCGTTTCAGATTCCGGCCCGGGAAGCCGGGAAGGTTTCGGACACGCTGTTTGCCACGATCAAGCTTGGCAAAACCACCATGTCAGAGCTTGCCCAATCCTTTGCCCAGGTTGCCCCGCTTGCCGCCGCTTCCGGGGTATCGTTGCAACAGGTGCTTGCCGCCGCCGCCACGCTGACCAAGCAAGGCACGCCTACGGCACAGGCTATGACGCAGATACGTTCTGCGCTTGTGTCCATGAATGAGCACCTAGGGGATGGCTGGTCAAAAACCATGACGCTGCAAGAGGGTATGCAGGCAATGTCAGAAATGGCCGGGGGCTCTGCTGATGCTCTAAAGAAGTTGACCGGACGCGTCGAAGGCACCTTGGGGATACTTGGCATGACTGGCACCAATGCGTCTATGGCTGCCAGTGATTTGGAGAAGGTCCAGAACAGCGCAGATGCAACGGCTGAAGCGTTCAAGAAAATGGATGATCAGATGATTCTGTCAAAGGGTCAACAGGCCATTGACAACCTGATTATCACCTTGGGAGAAGCCACGTTTGCAGAGTTTGCAGACGATATTGACAGGCTAACGGATGCCCTAGTGCGCATGGAGCGTGACGGGGATATACGGGAATTTGCACGGGACCTGGCAGAAGTCATGGGGGCGCTTGGCAAAGCCGGTGAAGGGGTGGCTTTTCTGTTTGGTGGAGCTCGCAAGCTTGGCACGGTGGGCGGTGCTTTTGCCACTGCGATGGCAGAGCAAAACGCAGATGCCAAGCGCCGCATGTTGGAAGAGGGGCGTTGGGGTAAAATGCCTAGCCTGACGGACAATGTGTTTACCCGGACGGCTGAACTTCTCGAGAAAGAAGCGTCAGCAGAAGCGCACCGGCGTGCCGGTGACCTGCTGCCAGACAATATCAAAGACCGCCTAATGGCCGGCGAATTGACGGGCATTGAAATGCCGGACCTGAAAGAAGCCATGTCAGGCAGTGAGCAGCTACTAAGAGAACAGCGCGACGATGTAAGGGCAAGCCGTGTGGCCAATGAAGCCACAGCCGCGGCAATCAGGGAAGCAATCAGCTTCAGCAGGTAGGTGACGATATGGCAGATCCAGCCGAATGGTCAAGCAGGGCAGATGTTGAAACCCCGGGCCTTCTATCCTTTGACATCAACTCTGACACGCGTGAAGATTCTGCCGATAGCAGCAAGCAGAACGTCAGAGACATAGCGGCTTTGTCGTTGGGATGGGCCGGCGTGACTGAGGCAACCGCGCGTTGGCATTGCATGATGTACCGTCGCAGTACCATTGCCGTAGCGACGGCCGCAGCGTCTGGTGTGTCAGTTGGCTTTGTGGAAGTGCCGACAGCCAGCGCAAGCACAATGCGTATTAGTGGGTTTGCCAATGCAGATGCAGAGTTGCACCAGGGTTGGCGTTTTATGGTATGGCCGGATGAAACCATATACACCCTGACGGCTGACTCTGTGTTCCGGGCTAACTATGCAGATGTGGTGGGAACAAGTGGCACACCGCAAGGGATGGCCATTGACTTGGTGAATACCCCCAACAAGCTCTACTACACAACAGGCACGGCCATACGCCGTTGCAACCTGGATGGCACCGGGGATGAATCACTTGTTACCGGGTTGAGTGCGCCGTTTGGAATTTGCCTGGATGAATCTAACGATAAGATGTATTGGACAGATGCCGTAGACTTCACGATTGAGTATGCTGACCTTGATGGCAGCAATTCCGGCACGCTGGTGACAAATACAGGCGGTTGCTATGGGATCGACCTTGACAGCTCATATGTCTATTGGGGCGAAGCCAGCAAGCTGCGCAGGTGCGACAAGGCCACCGGCGCCAATGTCACAGACCTGATTTCAGCCGGGATTACCACGCCCCAGGAAATTGTGTGTGATGCCGGCAACAGTTACCTGTATTTCAGCGAGCCGAACACAAGCCAAATCTACCGGTCTTCACTGACGGGCACAGGATTGACTACGTTGATTAGTGCTTCCAATTCTTTTGGTATCGCTCTGGATACAACCAATGAATATCTGTACTACACGCAAGCCGGCACCAATCGCACAGTGATGCGTCACGCTCTTGACGGCACCGGGTCTTCAACAGAACTGTTTACGTTGACAACCGGGGAAGCCACATGCCTTGACGTGGATGTTTCCGGGGCCACCCTCTACATTCTGAACAAGTCTGGAAACAAGAT